GGCATCCAACGGATGCTCTGCTTCACCCATTGGTTCAAGCGGAGCTGCCTGAAAGCGTTCTCCCCGCCGGGATTCTGCTTCGCCGACTCGCACGCCGCCTGCACCTTGTCGAGGCCGATCGTGATGCCGAGCGACGGATTCGCTTTCGCCCATACCTCGGGAGCCGTCCAGTCCGCCTCGCTCGGCGCACCGTAGATGACGGGATAAAACGTCGGGTCGTGCTTGCGCCCTTCGAGGATGTCCTGCGCTTTCTGGTGCGTCTCGTAGCAAATGGACTGCGTATCCGTCCCCGCCGTCGTGATGAGAAAATACAACGGCTGCATCCGGGCATCGCCCGAGCCCTTCGTCATGACGTCGAAGAGCTTCCGGTTCGGCTGCGTGTGGAGCTCGTCGAACACCACGCCGTGGACGTTGAAGCCATGCTTCGAATACGCCTCGGCGGAGAGGACTTGATAAAAGCTGTTCGTCGGAAGGTACATCATGCGCTTCTGCGATGCGAGGATTTTCACGCGCCGCGAAAGCGCCGGGCACATCCGTACCATGTCCGCCGCGACCTCGAACACGATGCTCGCCTGCTGCCGGTCGGCGGCGCAGCCATACACTTCGGCACGTTGCTCCCCATCACCACAACAAAGGAGCAACGCGACGGCCGCAGCCAGCTCCGACTTGCCCTGCTTTTTCGGAATCTCGATGTACGCCGTGTTGAACTGGCGGTAGCCGTTCGGCTTCAGCACGCCGAACAAATCGCGAACGATGCGCTCCTGCCAGTCGATGAGCTCGAACGGCTGCCCCGCCCACGTTCCTTTCGTATGGCAAAGGCTCTCGATGAACGCCACGGCAAAATCCGCCGCAGCCTTGTCGTAATGCGAGTCCTCTTGCATGAAACGCGTCGGCGTGTAATTTTCGAGCTTCCGCAATTTCCATCATCCTTTCCACGAGCAAGACCGCCCGCCTTCGCTTCATCAAAAAAGCCGCCCGACGAGCGGCTTGCTTTATTTTCCGACGAGCAAGCAGGGTCTCTCGGCCCCGCCCGCTCGGGTGCTTTCGTGTTCAGTTCAGCTTCTGGCAGATGGCCAGGAGCGCCAGCTGTGCGCCCTCGGTCTCGGGCTCGATAACCCAGCCCCGGTCGTAGTTCAGCACCACCTCGCGCCCCTTGCGGATGGCGAGCTTGCTGATGCGCCCGCCCTCGATGCCGTATTCCGACGGCTCGTCGAAGTGCTTGGCATCGTAGGTGAAGGTCTCGTTTTCGATCTGGATGGTTCCGTGCGTGTACATGGTGGTTTGCTCCTTTCAGGCTTCGCAGGTGTGTTTCCTTCTTGCATGTCTATATATCACTCTGCGGGCCGGAAATAGCAAGCGGATTCGTGTGTATACAATCGGATTGCGTGACGAGGAAAGGGCCCGCAGGCCCTTCCCGTCCGGGTGTTCGCTCGGCTGGTTACTTCTTCGCTGCTGCCCGCCCGGCTTCGTAAGCCTTGCGCAGCGCCGTCTCCAGTTCGCCGACCGAAACGTCGAGGAAATCCTCTTCGTCGTTGTACCGCGCTTCGAGGGTGCCGCCGCGCATCCGGACGGTCACGATGTTGTCGCAGGCGATCTGTTCCAAAGTCTTCTTGATGCTCTTCATGCTCGTTCCCTCCCTTCAACCGCGCCCGAGCTCGATGCCCGTTTCGAAGGCGTCCTTCAAGGCTGCCTTGAGCTCGTCGGTCGTGAGCTCGATGGTCGCCTGCCCGTCGAGGTCGCCGTGTTCGCGGATGGCCTCGATGTGCGTGCTTGCGATGATGGCGAGAAGTTTGTCGATGCGTTTCATGGTGGTTTGCTCCTTTCAGGTGTCTGGGTGGTTTCCTTCTTGCATGTACATATATCACTCTGACGGCCTGAAATAGCAAGCGGATTCGTGTGTATACAAGAAAGGAGCCTTGCGGCTCCTCTCGGTGGTCGACGGCTTGCCCGCCCAGGCTTCAGTGCTGGCTTTCGCGGATAGTTTCGCGGATGGCTTCCCAGAGGATGTCCTCGTCGAAGCCCATGTCGCGGTAGCCTTCGAGGCACGTCTCGACGTAGCGCAGGGAGGGCTTGCCGAGCGGGCGGCCCGGCTGCATCACGTAGAGGAAGCCGCGCCCGCTTTCTTCCTCGACCTTGTCGTAGAAGGCCGGGTAGCCTTCGTAGCGGTCGAGCGCGGCCTCGTCCTCGGGCGTGACCTCCCAGATCGCGACAGGCACCGAGCGGCCCTGCATCGGCTCGACCGTGAGGGACGAACCCGGCTTGCTCCCGCGAAAGAGCAGGCGGTAGTCCGGGATGGCGTCCGTCTTGACGAAGCGGGCGGCGGGGCAGCGCCACGCCATCTGGGCGCGGTTCAGGTTGCTGCCGTAGGCGATGTAGAGTTTCTTTTCCATGGTGGTGTTCTCCTTTCCGAAGGGGATACCCTTCTACCACCTCAAGGCCGCTTTCGCGGCTCCAGGTGGCAGGAGGCTAGCTCCTGCGGCAGGTTATCTTCCGTGGCGGAAGGCGGTATCGCCTGCGAGGTTCCTCGTCAGGAAGTCGCGGGCGGTCTTGAATTCGTCCCCGATGAAGCCGAGGCGGAGGAGCCAGGTGCGCATCGCGTACTTGGGGTTCTCCTTCTGCTGTTCCTTCGGGCTCGCCTTCGTGACCGCGAGGGCCATCTGGCTGAGTGCCAAGCAAAGCTGGATGTAGCTCTTGAGCTGCCCTGCGTGGATGCCGCCCTTGCGCTCGCCGTCCGGCGTGTCGAATTGGAAAAGGCGGAACTCGATCGTGCCTTTCGTGAAGGTGGCGTGCAGGTTCAGCATATGGTAGCGGCTGCCGTTGTAGTGCTGGTGGCGTCCGTAGCTTTCGCCCTGCGAGGTGTACCAGAGGCCCGCCAGCGCCCGCATGGTGCGCGGCTTCTCTTTGTTGAGGAGGCGCAGGAACTCGGGGTCGACCGTGCGGCAGTAGCGGTCGACGCGGCCGGCGTCGAGCTGGAGGGCATCGGCGAGGAGGCGTTCGTGGCTCGCCATGATGTTCGCGAGGTTGCGGAGCGTGTGCGGCGTGTGCTTGCCCGCGCCGATGTGGATGTGGACGCCGCAGCCCCGGCTTGCGTCGCTCTTCGCGCCGGCCTTGCGGAGGCGGCGGCAGAGCTCCTGGAGCGTCGCGATGTCCTCGTAGCGGAGGATGGGCGTCACCAGTTCGCATTTCTCGCCATCCGGCCCTGCGATGGAAACGTCCTTCTGGAATTTCCATTCCCTGCCGTCCGCGTCCCATGCGCTCCAGGTGCTGTAGCCGTTGCGCTCCGCCGTGTTCTTGTAGCGCTGCGTGCCGAAGTAGTCGGCGGCGATGCGGGCGGCTTTGCGGCGCTCGATGTGGTTCATCTCGACCTCGACGCCAATGGTCTGGGTCTTCATGGTTTCGACTTGCTGGATGAGCTTCTCGTTCATGGTGGGTTCCTCCATTCGCTTGCTGGGTGTGTGCTTCGGGGCGTTGCCCCTTTCGTTGTGTCTATATATCACTCTGAAGCACAGAAATAGCAAGCGAATTGAGAAAGATTCTCGTGTATACTCAGGCGTTCATGCCGTCACCTCCTGCGCCTGTTCTTCAGCCTCCGTCGCGTGTTCGTGCGGCTGGCCGTCGCGGAAGGCCGAGGAGCCCGAGAGGTTCTTGAGGAGCGTCTTGCGCTCGTCCTTCCACTCTTTCCCGATGAAGCCGAGGCGCAGGAGGAAGCAGCGGAAAGCGTACTTCTCGTTCGCGACCGGCTTCGCTTTTGCCGTCACGCGCTTCGCGTGCTTCGAGAAGGCGGCGAGGTGGGCGAGGAATGCGATGGCCGCTTTGCGCTCGTCCTCGGGCGGCTGCTTGGCGAACCAAGGGAACGCTACCTTGTCCTCGTGCGTTTCGACTGGGAGCGCCGTCACGCCGAGCGCCTTGCGGATGAGCCCGCCCTTCGCTTCGAGGAGCTTTTCGACGAGCTCGACGTTCACCTGCGCGGCGGGCAATTCCACCGTGAGGCCGATGCCTTCATCGTGTGTTTCTGCGGATGCCGTCGCGGATTCAATGCCTTCCTCGTTCGAGACGGCAGGCGGCTCCACCGCCGTTCCCTCGCCCTCCGCAGCCGGGCGCTCCACATTTTCCAATGCTGACGCTCCCGCCGCGACATCTTGCGGCGTTTCTTCCTTAGCGGCTCCATCCGCTCCGCCGTCCTCTTGCGTTGCCGTCTTCATGGCATCCTCCCCTTCGTAGTGGAAGCCCGCTTTCGCGAGGGCTTCCGTGAGCGGCTGCGCCGCCATCCCGTCCGGCAGGCGGAGCGCGCCGTCCCGCGTGACCTCGATGTCCCCGACCTGGTAGGCGAAGCTCGGCGTGCCGAGGTAGACGGGCTTCGCGCCCAAGATGGCCGCGACTGCCTTGACCAGTTCCTTGCGGCGTGCGCCGATTGCGTTGTACGTGATTTCCATGGTGCATTCCTCCCTTGCTTTTCTGACTACATTCATCACTCTGTTCGGGAGAAATAGCAAGGGGCTTGTGTTGTATACAAGCGAAAATCAGTTCTGCCGCGCCGCCATCTCGCCGAGCGCCTTGCCCGTGAGCCAGAGTGCGGCATCGACGAGCCCCGGCAGAAAAATCGCGTCGCGGAATCTGCACCAGCCCGTCTCGTCTGCCGCCGACGTTTTGAGCGCCGCCGTGTACGCATCCGCGACCTCCTGCACGGCGGGCAGCGCCTTGTCCTTCAGCCACACGACCGTCGCGGCTTTCGCCTCGTCCTGCACGAAGTCCCCGATGCGGTTCTTGAGCTCCTGCTTCACCATGTCGATTTTCATTCAAGTGCCTCCTGTTCGTAGTCCGTCACGCCACGGGCGATCGCTCGGGCGATTTCATCTGTTTGTTCCGTCAAAAGGCGGGCGTCCTCGTCGTTGTCGATGAACGCCATCTCGACGAGCACGGCGGGCATATCCGTGCGCCGCAGGACGCAGAGGTCAGGGCGTTCCTTCACGCCGCGATCGACCGTGCCGACGGCATCCACAATCTGGTCTTGAATGCAACGCGCCAGTTTCTCCGATTCGCCGCCGAACGCAAACGCCAGCGTCTCCGTCCCCCGCGCCTGCCCGTTCGCGGCGTTGCAATGCAGGCTCACGAAGATATCGGCAGGCCAGGCGTTCGCCGACTGCACGACGCACGGCAGCCACGGCGATTCGCCGTTGAGGTTGTCGCTTTGCACGACCGCCACCTCGCAGCCCGCCTGCTCGAGATACCCTTGCACGAGCGCACCGACCTCGGCGGCAACGTCGCACTCGCGAAGGCCCGTGCTGGGATTGACCGCGCCGCTGTCGTAGTGCTGGTCGTGGCCGGGATTCAAAAAGACTCGCATAGCTGGCTCCTTTCATTCGACCTCTTTCACGAGTTCAGCATACTCGTATCGCTTGCCGCCGCGCATCACGAACACATCCTGCGGGCGGCCCGTGTCCTCGACGAAACGCCGGAGGATGACGGAAGCGTATTTTTCGTCAAGCTCCATCGTGAAGCAGATGCGGTTCATCTGCTCGCACGCCATGAGCGTCGAGCCGCTGCCGCCGAACGGGTCGAGCACGATGCCGTTCTCCTGCGTGCTGTTGCCGATCGGGTAGCCGATGAGGTCGAGCGGCTTCGAGGTCGGATGGTTCTTGTTCTTCTTCGGCTTCTTGAAATTCCAGATGGTGGTCTGGCGGCGGTCGCTGTACCATGGGTGGTGGCCGTTCTGCAAAAAGCCGTAGAGGATGGGCTCGTGCTGCCATTGGTAATCCGAACGACCGAGCACGAGCGAATCCTTGACCCAGATGCAGCAGCCCGCCAGACGGAAGCCAGCGTTGATGAACGCCTTGCGGAAATTCAGCCCTTCCGTGTCAGCGTGGAACACATAGGCCGCGCCGCCCTTTTCGAGATGCGCCGCCATGTTCTGGAACGACTTCAAAAGGAACTGGTAGAATTCTTCGTCCTTCATCGAGTCGTTCTGAATGGACAGACCGCTGGCGCTCTGGAACGAGACGCCGTACGGCGGGTCGGTCACGACGAGGTTCGCTTTTTTGCCGTCCATGAGCAGCGCGACATCTTCCGCTTTCGTCGCATCGCCACAGATGAGGCGGTGCCGCCCGACCGTCCAGACATCGCCGCGCTCGACGAACGCAGCCTTTTCGAGCGCCGCCGTGAGGTCGTAACCGTCATCTTCCGCGCCGCCGTCCGGGTCTTGGAACAGCTCCGCGAGCTCTTTTTCATCAAAGCCCATGAGCCCGAGATCGAAGTCCGCGCCCTGGAGGTCAGATAGCTCCACGCGCAACATTTCGTCATCCCAGCCCGCATTGAGCGCGAGGCGGTTGTCGGCGAGGATGAACGCCCGCTTCTGCGCGTCCGTCAGCCGCTCGGCGTAGACACACGGCACGCTCGTCATGCCCTCGGCCTTCGCCGCCTCGACGCGCCCGTGGCCGCAGAGGATCGTGTGCTTCTCGTCAATCACGACCGGCGTCACGAAGCCGAACTCCCGCAGTGACGAGCGCAACTGCTGGATTTGTTCCTTGCTGTGCGTCCGCGCATTCCTTGCGTATGGCACGAGCTCGTCGATGGGGATTTGCTCGAATTTCTGTGTATCTGCCAAAGGTCAACCCTCCCCGAATCTCAAATCCGAAAACGAAGCGGCCTCGGGAAATGCTTTCTCGAAGCCGCTGAAATATTGTTCGGTAATGCTGCCTGCGCCATTCGCCTCGACGAACTCGCGCAGGCTTTTCTTTTTGAAAAACGCCGGCTGGTTGCACCAGCGGGCCAGTGTGATATACATCCCGCGATACGGACTTTCCACATAGCGATTGAACCGCATGACGTACGGCAAACAGCGGTATCGCATGAGGATGCGGATGCGCTGCAAAAGTTCCACGAGGTCGCGATGCCAGAACGCCGCATCCCACTTGCCCGCACGATCAAAGCCCGTGAAGCAATAGAACCGACACACCGCAGGTGTATATCTCCGCAACAGCTGGATCTTCCGCTCGATGAGCGGCGCGTCGGCGAGGTTGTCGAACGCGAAAATGTACTCGCCATCGTACTTTGACGCGACCAGCGCCTCGCATCGTTCTTCCGTCAGCAGGCGCTCGTCGAGT